CAACTGGTGAACAAGGTGCTACAGGGCCACAAGGTGCAGGTGCCACTGGTGCTCAAGGTAGCACAGGTGCCACAGGCAGTCAAGGTGCAACAGGCCCTACAGGATCTCAAGGTAGTGTTGGATCAACAGGTGCAACCGGACTAACTGGTGCTACAGGTTTATATGTTGTTAGTGCTACTGTAACTGGTACAGTTTTATCGTTTACACTTAATGACAGCTCAGTGTTAACTGTTGGCAGTGTTGCAGGTGCTTCGGGTGCGACTGGCCCTGCAGGTGCAACTGGTGCTGAAGGTACGTTTGGTGCTACCGGTTCTACAGGACCAGTTGCAGCTACAGGTGCCACAGGACCAATAGGTTCTACAGGTGCAATTGGTGCCACAGGACCTACGGGCAATATTGGTGCTACCGGTGCAGTGGGTAATGAAGGTGGTACAGGTGCAACTGGCCTTAGTGGACCAACTGGTGCTACAGGTTTATATGTTGTTAGTGCAACAGTAGCAGGTACAGTACTATCGTTCACACTTAATGATTTAAGTATTCTTACAGCAGGATCTGTGGCAGGTGCTACTGGTGCTACTGGATCTGGTGCAACTGGTGCGTTAGGACCTGCTGGTGCTACTGGCGGATTAGGTGCAACCGGTGCAACAGGTTTAGGTGAACCTGGTCCGGTTGGAGGCACAGGTGCAACAGGTGCAACAGGTGCAAATGGAGCTACAGGTGCTACTGGCATGACGGGCGACACTGGTATACAAGGTGCAACTGGTCCAGAAGCAACAGCATTCTTATTATATAGCACATCTTCACTAGCGTTAAGTACCGGTACTAAGAGTTTTACATTCTTTGATGTGAACGGAAGAGGACGACAAGGCGGATATATTGAAGGTATGCGTGTACGGGTCGGCGGATTAAATTCTACACCGTATGTTTATATGGAAGGTCTAGTAACTGCTATTACAGAAGCAACTACTACTATGAATGTCCTAATTGATCGCGTACTAGGCAGTGGTTCTACTAACAGTTGGTTTATTAGTCCTACAGGAGATGTAGGTGCTACCGGATTAGGATATGTAGCAACTTCAAACTCTTCTGCTAGTATTCCAGCAAGTGGTAATGTAACATTTGTAGTAAATGAAGCAGAAACTGCGTACACCGCAGGAAATCGTGTTAGAGTTATTCCTTTTGGACGAGGCTCACTAAGCTACATAGAAGGTCAACTAAACAGGACTGGAACTAATTTCACAGTGACTGTGGATGAATCTTTCCTAAACGATGCTGAGACAATTAGCACTTTTAATACTTGGACTTTCGCACTTGCTGGCAGCAGACCAACAACTACATCAACACAGTTGTTGCTAAACTCTAGACAAGAAGCATTAAGTACAGGTACAGCTACTTTGGTGGTGTATGGCGGAGTTGGTATTGGTAAGAAAACATTCATTGGTAGCTTGCAAGGTGTTGGAACCCGTGCAGTATATTCTACTCAACAAGGTGAATTAACTAATACTTCGTCAGACGAAAATCTTAAGAAGAATATTACTTCGTTTGATATGGGATTGACTGCAACAATTGCATTGAGTTCAGTGTACTACAATTGGATCGACGAAGATCGATTAGGTTCACAAAGAGAGGTAGGATTCATTGCACAACAAGTACAACAAATCCTACCAGAAGCAGTTGGAACTAATGCAGACGGAACGCTAAGTTTAGATTATGCTAGACTAGTTCCAATGTTGGTTAATTCTATCAAAGATCTAAAAGATCAGATAGATGCATTAACCGTCCGAGTTCAAAACTTAGAGTCTTAAATCAGGGAGAGCAACATTTGCTCTCTTTGATATAGATCTTCTAACTCGTCTAATGCAGCCTGATAGTCTTTAGTTACACGTACTGCAACACCGCCAACTTCTTTCCAGCTTTGGCAATTATCAGGGCGATCGTCTACAAGAATATCGCCTGCAATACAATGTTTTTTCTTATCTTCTGAGTACGGACCAAAGTGGACTGGAATATCTGGATAACGCTCTTGTGCCCACAACATTTTATCCCAAAATGCCCAATGCACATCATTGTAGTGTGGAATTGCAGTAAGGAATATTAATTCGTATCCTAGGTCATCTCGAATTTTTCGAGCTAAGTTTACCATTTCGTCTGCCTGGGGCATTTTTGGTAAATGTCTAAACAATCGCATATGCGATCGTATTTTTTGCCAGTCAACGTCTGGGTATTTGATTGTAGGATCGTCTAGGCGATATCCGATAAATTCAGCAACACCTTCGGTCCAATCGGCTACTACGCCGTCCATGTCTAAGTAAATTGTTCTCATAGTTTATTATAAACTATTTGCAATTTAATGTCAAATACTTAGTTGCTTATCGGTTGCTTTAGTAATTGCAGACATTAGATGTCCAACTAGCCCGTCGTTGCGAAGACTCTTAAATGCTAGATTTGCAGGACCAAATTCTCCATCTTTAGCTAGACCTGCTTTTCTAAAATTTTTCAGCATATCTTTTAGTTTTTCCATAAATTCTAGATCACCAGTTTTGACAGCTTTAAGGATTAAATTTTCCCACATGTCGAACAATCGTCGAACTTCTTTCCTATCATAGTCCATAATAGGAGCCCCGGGTTTCTTGATCCACTTGCCTCTCAGTACAGAATAAGTAGAGGAAACGGCAGGTTCTTTAGAATCTTCTGCATACAATTCTACTGGAACATTATGAATATACAGGTCGTGATTTTGTTTCCACAGCCGCCTTTTTGCATCAAACAATTCAGCAACTGCAAGGTCGCAATCAACGCTTTCGTACGGAACAATAAGATGCAGATCTAGATCTGAGTGGCGAGTATAGTTATAATTTGCCTGGCTACCGGTTACTAGAATATCTATAATAGGAACATCTATATCTAAAAAATTGTAATAAGATTTGGCTATTTTTAATAACGCAACTCTTACATCTGTTCTTAGATTACTACCCTGCCACAATGCAGGATTGAGTTCTTTATTAAGATCAATTGGGTCAGTAAATTCAGCAATGCTCATAACTATTATTTATTTTATTAAATATCTCGATGAGTGAAATAAAAAGTTTAACCGGAAATATTATAGTATCGCAGCCTAGAAGCGAGGATCCCTATTTTACTAAAGGAGTTATATTAGTTGCAAAACACAGCCCTAACGGGTCTTGGGGTTTAATGGTTAACAAACCTGCTGCAAATTTAACTCTAGGTACAATTATGCAGGCAGTAGGAATTGATTCAAAAAAACGAGATAAAGTATTTGTTGGAGGGCCAGTAGATACGCATAGAGTGTTTATTATTCACACCCTAGATTGGCAAAGTTCTAACACTATAAAAATTACTCCTGACATTGGAATCACTAACGAAATGGCCATACTTGCTGCAATTAGTAAAGATGAAGGGCCGGGACTTTATAGAACATGTGTAGGTAGCTGTGGTTGGGCACCTAATCAATTAGACGGAGAATTTAGGGGTGATCCTCCGTGGAAACCGCAAAATAGATGGCTCGACGCCCCGGCAACAATCGAGTCAATTTTTAATCTAGTCGAAGACGATCAGTGGAATCGTAGCATCGAACTAGTTGCACAAAATAAAATTTCTAACTGGCTTTAATCTTTTTCTGGACTAAAACTACTTAGGATATCTCTAACACTTCTTTGTTGCGGAGAGACTTTGGCCTTAGGTAACGAGCTACCTTTAGTTGGATCAATTTCACCAGTCTCTGGATCAACGTTGGTTGCAGTAACTACACTGGTTTTCTTCAAACCATCAATCAATGCACTACTTGCCGCACTACGTTGTTGGCTAAAACTACCCTCTTCTTCTTCACCTAAGTCCTTAATTCTAAGGCTATCGATGTCAAATTCTAAGTCAACTTTTTGGCCTACACCTGAACTAGAACGTGTCTTCATAAACTGAATTTGATAACGTCCACGTTCACGCATAGCACGGCTAGTAAAGATACCAATCACGTTATCCGCAGTTTGAATCTTACTCAAGCCACCTGAGATGTGACTGTGATCAAACTCAATTTCTTCAACAGCACTTCGGTTCAACTGTGCCGCAGTTACCACAACTGCCTGTGTTTCCATAGCAAAGTTACGAAGCTCTTCCGAAACGTATTTGTCCTTAACAAACAGATCACTTGGGCTAACTTTAACACTTAATGGCATCATAAGGTCTAAGTAGTCCACTAAAATAATGTCAGGTTTTTTGCCTGTTTTGACCTGATATTCTTTAAGATATGACCTCAAATCGTTACAGTTTTTGCCGGAAGGAAGGTATTTTATCTGCATTCCTCCTGCACGGCGACCAGTGAGTTTAACCTTCATTTCAACGTCGTCTAAGTTCTTGAAGATGTCTTTGGATGCAATACCAGTTAACATACTGTCCACACGCATACCTACTAACTCTTCCGAAAGTTCGAATGTAAAGTAGATAACGTTCAAGCCTGCGAGAGCAAAATTAACACCAAGATTAGCCAAGAACAAGCTCTTGCCACCGCCCGAGCCAGCACACCAAATATTGAGTTCTCCTCGCTTAAAGCCTCCATAAAGTTTCTTATCGATACTAGGCCATCCTGTAGATATTTGACCATTATTGTCCTTTAGTTTCATTAATCGAGCACGGGGATCTGCCCAATAGTCTGTGCCCATGTCTTTGTTTAAACTGATTTGAATAGCGTCTTTGATCAGCTTTTCGACCGGAGTGTACTCGCCCTTTTCTAATAAGTCAGCTGACTTTAAAATTGCACGTTCTAAGCCTTTGTGCCTTGAAAATTGTTCAAATTCGTTCATCAGCCAATCATAGTTTTCTTTAGGCAAAGTAACTGCTTGAAAGTCACTACTACACGAAGCATTGACAATACTAACTTCGGGCATGACTTTATAGTCATCAACATACTTGGTAATAAATGCTGATGCGTCTTGATATCTCTTATCAAAATTCTCTGGGTCGAATATGTTTTGGCATCGTACAAAAGTCTCAGCATCTGAAAGAAACATCTCCAGATACAGTTTTTGCATTTCTGCGTTATAGTTAGGTTTGTTCATCTTCTTGTAGGTTCTCTAATTTTTTCTTCAGTAATTGTATTTTTATCTCATTCGCTTCTACGTACTGTAGAATTGTGAACAGGGTATACAGTCTACCATATCTATGCACAGCATCAGCACAGTCTTTAACACCGCCCTGCCATTCCGGCATACTTACTGTCCAGCCGTTGTCTAGTGCAGCCTGTATTAATTTTGCACCAGGCTTGTCTCGATCGGGTACAGCAATAACTCGCTTACCTAATTTATTAATTCTAGCAATCTGTGTAGCATTTGGTTCGTTAGTCATAATTGCTACACCATCGACTGCAATAGCATCAAATTGACCTTCGACTACAATTACATATTCTCTATCCTCAGTCTGTCGATCGATATTGAACACATAACCGCTTTGACTATCTGTAAGGTACTTGGGTTTACCAGGCTTGATTTTTCGTCCAGTAAACCCTACTACCACAGCGTCCTGATAGAAGGGAATTATAACTCTATCACGGTACCCATTTTCCGGACTCCACATCCAGTTGTACCATTCTAAATCCATACTTCTACCAGTAAGGTAATCAACCACTGCTAATACTTCATCGTTCGGCTCAGCTTCTAACCATTCTAATATTGACTTACAGTCTTCCGGGAGAGTCCCGGGCTCTTGATGAAAATTGATAGTAGGAGCAACTACTGGTTGATCTTCTTTACTACGCAACGCCTCGAGGTTTAGTTTATTAATTTCCTCATTAGGCATTCCCATCCAGTTAAACAAACTTTTAGTATTCTTGCTCAATAACCTTCCGGGTGTCCAGCCTGCTTTGAATCCGCAGTTAAAACAATGATATTGAAATCCGTCATTGCTGAAAAGCACACCACCACGTTTTCTTGTGTCTTGATGATCTCCATTGTGATGGCAACAGACTGCGTTGAAACCTATCCAGCCACTTGGAGTTGTCTTCCTTTTAGGAGGCAGAAAAGTTTGTACGGAAGCCTGTATGAGATTCATACATATAGTTTAGCTTCTTACAAGTACTTTGTCAATTTTTCCGTTTGGATAATGTGCCGAACCAGGCGTAGGATTGCCCGGCATCTCGGGGCTATAGAAGTTTAACAAATTAGGTAAATCCGAGTTATCAGGATACCATTTTACTCTAACATCACTCCATATTCCTACTGCATTTGCATAATCTACACCAGTGAAATTTGTGTAGGTCTTTGTTTCTAATGTTGCATAATTGGCAAAGTTAGAAGGTGCATTGTCTAGTGTTGCTTGAACATCTACTGTGCCAGTGTAATTGGTAAAATACATAGCAATGGTAGTAGTTTGGCTCATCTCAGGATTTGCACGTAAATTTCCAGAATAAAATTCGTATCTGTTAGGCTCAACATCTCTATTTGCAAAATATTTAAAAGCGGCAGTTTCTAAGCTGTCTCGTAGGACTGGCACAAGGTCGCTAGTTAATCTTGCAACGCCGGCAATGTTGTAATAGGTATTTGAATATGCAGGAATAGACGCACCGTCGTTATCAGTTAAAGTAACTGAAAAATTATAATAACCGTTATGCAGTTCTCGAGTGTCATTTTCGGTCAGAGATAACACAGCCAGGCCGCGGGTTGCAGTAGTAACACCGTTGTCAATTACTTCGAGTGTCTTCTGCACAACCATTCTATTTTGATCTGCATCAAACATAGAAAATACAAAATTATGATTAAAAGTTACAGCGGTGCCTGATGTTATAGTTTCAGTAATAGGTGATAGGAACTGTCCTAGATCAGCATCGTATTGTGGATCTAAGTTATCAAGTGTTAGGGTATTTGAATCAATTGCAGAAATGTATGTACCAGCAGTTACGCTATTACTATTCACTAGCATGCCTACTTGGATGTTAGAAGCGTCGGCTACGGTGAGTAAATTAGAAGCAGATGTTGCAGCACCAACGGTGCTGGATGCAGCTAAGATTCTAACTAATTTTTGATCAGAGTTTTTAAACTGTAGCTGTACCTTGTTTTTAAGCCCTCTTTGTAATTTTAACTCTCGTTGGTACATAGTTTCATGTGTCCTTGTTATATCGTCGTCCAGATCTAATTGTACACTGAACAAATTGGAGTATAAATAGATTGGTAATTTCTGCATACATATATTTATTAATGACTAACAAGGACGAGTTTCAACAAAAGTTTCCATTTATAACCTGCATCAAAACCTCAGATAATGAGTATATAGGTATCATTGTAAATCACGATGATAACGTTACTAGCATATACAACTATGCTGATATACGCAACGAAGAACATAAACACTTGTTCTTAGAAATGGGAGAAGTTTGGTGGTGGGAAAGTAATAGGAAAATCCCTATCAACATTTTTCTAAAACAGGAAATGGTAGCTTTCAGACCTTTTATAAAAACATTTAACAGCAAAGATGTTGAAGTTATTTTTGGGCCAATAGTAAATCTAGGTGAAATTGCAGAAAAGCGTGTTAAACGCAAAAGCATTCAACTAGTTAGAAGTGTTAAGAAAAAGAGTAGCTGACTTTTTCACAAATCAAGTTAAGTTGAACAACAATAACGTGAGCATAAGCAACAGCATGAGCCTTCTTAAAGAAATAAGCATCATCCGTTTTAGTCCATATCTCTTGTTGGATACCCTGGAAACCTTCTTTCTCGCATACTGGGATGAGATGTTTTTTACCCGGACGGAGAAGAGCAAGGAACATGGATAATTCTTCAATGCTCCTAGGCTTTAACTTTGCAACTAATTGATGATAACCGTTGATGTGAAACAATTGATCACATACTGATTGATCTTCTAATAAATCCCAAAGCGGCTCAGCAGCTAACAATTCTTTAAGATGTTCTTCACTACGGACACCTTCATATGCACTAACATTCAAGAAGTCAATTTTAAAATAACCTCGGGCTTCTGCTTCTTTATAATTGATACTGGCATTACCTGTTAATGGGTTAACAGGAATTGCATGACAATAAGCACCTGTGTTATGTTTCTTCCCATCTTCGAGACAAGCCGGCACATGTTGAATTACATCCAACACATTTGAACGATTTAAGAAATCTATATCAATATCAGGCAATTCCGGTCTCCTTACAAATCTCTTTTACAAATGCTACGTCGGCAGGGCAGTCTCTAAATTTCTTTGACCAAAAAGATAAATCCAACGTTTGATTAATCATTTCTAATTGTTCGTCATTAAATGTTCTCATCAGTTCAACTCCGCTTCCGGAATTTAAAACTAGCCACGGACTAACTTTTCCATCTCTAATATGATGTACTGCACGATTTGCATTTACATACTTAAAGTAATGTGCAAAATTTGCATTCTGCTCTTCACCCCATTCCATCATATATTGCAAGCTTCTTTCAATAGCACTTTCTACAGGCTCTACTTTGATCAGCTCGCTTAGATATTTGTCATACAGATCATCTCTACACCAATGGTCAAGTTTAATTCCGCTCTTGACCACATAGTCAATAAATCTTTCAGGGTATAACGGATTTACATTATTAATAAAGCTGCCAAATTTTACAAAGGCATTGTAGTATGCACTTTTACAAAAATCGCTGTAGGGTTTTTGTTTTTTTGCAGCCTGAGTAAGTTGATAAAATCTGTTGTAGGCAAAGAAACCCATCTGGACTCGTTTTTCGTCCTTTTGTAGTACTCGTCGTTTTCGTTCACACATGTGAGCAACCAGAGTCTTCTCTTGCATGAAACTCTTGTTACAATGTACACAGGTAAAAGGCTGTTCAACTAACTCCATCACTCGTATTCTTTCCGTTGTTTCTTGTCAAACCCCATTTTGTCAAACAATTCTTGTTTGTCTTTATCGTCCATCAATGATGCTAACACTTTGATATCGCTCAGCTTCATTGCAGGATATAATTCTTCAAGAAGTTTCTCAATTTTATTTGCTTTGCCTTTAGTGCCAGACTTTAGGTAAGTGTATTTTACTGGCATTCCAACTCCGCAACTGGCAAATAATTGCCAAAGAAGTTGCTTATGTCCTTTACTCAAAGTCCAGTGATTGATGTTGACTAGATCATTGACTCGCTCGAGAATGAACTGATATGTTTCAGGATCGACCTGCGGATTGCTCACATACCTCATTAAAATATAAGGACTAAAAACTTTCTTTTCTTCGTCAGTTAGGTTCTTATAAAAGTCATGATCTCTACGATTTACCGCTGCTAATTCTCTGCCAATGTCTAGTTTTGCTGCCATGTTTATACCGGATGATGAGGAACGTTGTATTGTTTGTCTTTGCTTAGATAATATAATATTTTAACACGTTCTAGGGCATGTTCCAATTCTTTATTGTCCAACGCCGCTTGTCTAATGTCGTGCCATAGCTGTGATTCATTGGGACTACTCATGTAATTCCTATGATCTAATGGGTCACGTTTATAATCATATCCCACAACTGTCCTTTCGGTTTCGCCTTCTCGGCGAGCATACACAGTATCACCTACTCGTTCGTAAATTAACTTAACGTTCGGAGTAAGTGAGCCCATCAATGATTCCTTGTGCCGTCAAACACACAGTTAAAAACCAAATTCATTTCACCGTCGTTAATCACTCGATGAAATGCCCCATCTGGAATTAATACAATATCACCTGCACTAACTCTAAATTTTTCTTCGTCTACTATCATCATACCTGTGCCTTGAACAAAGAAATACACTTCTTCTTGCCCAGCATGGTTGTGACCTCTAGTAGCTTGTCCCCTGTACAATTTAGTGGAACTTAATACTAGATTTTTTAGAGTTTTATTGTCTTTTAATAGATAAGTTTCGTTGTCCTTAACAACTTCACCACCTACATCATGATTACTAAATTTAATTTGCATATTACCAGCACCTTGAATAATCTACTAGTTCGCTTTGTCGGCTAACTTCTTTAACAAAATAAGCACACGGCGGTTGAGGGTCATTGTTTAATGGAGTACACAACAGTTGTCCGGGCTTCATTTTAGGAAAATACCAACGGACATCTTGATACACATCAACAATATCAATGTCGTAAAACTCGGGCCTAAATGAACTTAATGGATTGAAAATAAATGTTCTAAAGCCGCGATCATTTAAACTAGTTAATGGAATAATTTCCATATCGGGTCCTTCAGGATCCCCTACAATGGTACACCAATCTAGTGGCATATTTACAGTGTATGGTCCTACCTTAAGCACAGCCGCCGGGGCTGTAAAACTTTCTAAGAAAATTAAGGGAATATAAAAATAGTCAGGATTTTGTGGATCGCTATTGTCCATAACACTGAATCTGAGATCTTCATCAACCTCATCTGGTAGGTCGTTTAGATGATAAATCTTATTATCAAGTGTGAGAATTTGCATTAATATTTTA